CCAGGCAGGTTAATTTCAGTGGCCTATGACGGTTCTAAAATCGCTTCTGGCTGGCCTTTACTAGAAGATCAAGCTAACTATGGGGACGTGTCAGATCCGACCCTCCTAGCCAATCTGGGGGCTGCTCAGGTAGCTGTAATTTCCTACCCACCGACCACAATTAAAATTACAGTCCCACCGAGCTTAGATCCCATCTTTGGATCTTATGAGGTGGGCGATAGCGCTCGCGTCAGAATCCTGGACGATCGTTTTACTTCTCAGCTGGACGCGGTGTATCGCATTACAGGTTTTGCAATTCAAGCTGGTGAAAGCAATTCACCTGAGCTCGTTACACTTACGCTTACAACTACGACGAACTGAGACTTTTATGCCATATCTTAATTTTCCACCGAACCTTAAAGATATGTTTGACGATATCTATGCGCGTATCCGTAAGCTTGAAACAGCTCAGCGTTTTACCGTCCCGATCGTAGCCACAGATCCAACTAACCGTCGTAACGGAGATATGTGGATCAACAGCACTACTAACGTCCTCAAGGTAGTGGACTCAACAGGTACAATTAAGACAATTACCTGGAGCTAACCTATAACCCGAAAGGGCGCAACTTATGAATCTCACTGACGCTGCTAGCTGGGCTCAAATTATCTGGTTTATTGGGGCAACCTCAGTAGCTGTTTATGGTGGGTTTAGAATCTGGTTTAGAATTAAAGACAAATTGGATAACTTGGAAAACTATACTTACAAGCGTAATGGTGGCGGTTCAATCGCCGATAGCCTGGCTCGAATTGAAGCTCGTAACGAGCGCCAGGATAAAGCTTTAGAAGAAAATACTCGACTTACTCTTGAGGCTGTTAAATCTGTCGCTGAATTGAAAGGCAGATTTAATAACCATATTGAAGAAGGCAACAAGTGACAGAGGCTCACAATCAAAAAATTACTAATTCGTATTATGTCTCGTATCCTGAGCATTCTGAACGCACCGAAGATCCTCATTACAAAGATTTCAACGCGTTCCGTGAGAAAACAAAAGCCACAGCGGTATGCGCTATCGGAGGAGCTCGTCAAGATTTCTCTGAGTGCTATGGAGGATTAGAGCTACACCACGCTCACGTCGAGTTTAGCTTGCAAAATGGTGTGGACTTAAAATGGCTTGAATCTGTTTATCCAGGCGTATCCAACCCAGATGAGGTCGGTGCGTGGGTAGAATCAGCAGATAACCTTGAATGGTTATGCGAAAAGCACCACAGAGGGGTCGGTGGAGTTCACCACGCCTCAGCTAGTGATTTCGAGGCCGAAAAGTTCGTCCGTAATCTGATTTCTGGAAAGGAATCTAATGAAGCTCCCAAAGATTAAACTCTCAAAACAAAATATCGCTCTTCTTGAACACTATGGCTACGGTGTTATTGCTGCTGGCTATGCAACATTCCAAACAGGTCACCGTACGGTTAAAGAGGTCGTAGTCGGCGCTCTTGTAGGTGGACTGCTTGTTCCAATTCTTGCAAAGATCAACCCTAAGTCTCTTGTTAATACAATCGTGAAGGAAACAGGAGCTCCTGCTCCTCTCGTAGAAGCTGCTGTTAATGCAGCTGTAACTGAAGGAAATAAGGTCGCAAAGGCTGAAACTACAAAGTAGATAGAATGTAGCTATGGCTACAGCTCTAGATATTGTTACAACTGCCCAGGGGCAGACAGGCTTTTACGGTGGATCAACCGACAAAAATCCATACTCAGAGTGGTATGGGATCGGGGACGTTCCCTGGTGCGCCTGCTTTGTCTCCTGGGTCTTTGCACAAAATAATCTCTCTAATTTAGTAGCAGCTCAAACCCCTAAAGGTTTTGCATATTGCCCAGCTGGACTATCCTGGTTTCAAGCTAAAGGTGCTGTAGTCGGCAAGTATGAAGCGCGTCCAGGAGACTTGGTTTTTTATTCTTTTGAGGGTACGGGGCAAGCTGATCACGTTGAAATCGTTATTGCAGCTTCTCGAGATGGCATAACGACCGTCGGTGGCAATACAAGCCCTGAACATATAACCCAGGCGTCACAAGCTAATGGTCACGGTGTTTATCTGCGCCACAGATCTTATCTTTACGTTTTAGCTGTTGTCCGTCCTGCTTATGAAAATACAATAAAGCCAGCTCAATCTATAGGTACAAACAAAATGGTAGCTACGGGTATGGCTGGAGCTGCAGCTCTCACAGGCACTGGCGTAGCTATGGTTCACAACACAACTCCAGCTGTCACCAAACCTACAACCGTCTATTCAGCTCCTGCCTGGACTGCCTCAGCTTTTGCCATCAAAGCTAAGACTCCTCAGGAGATAGCTGTAGAAAAAGCTCTCTATAAACTCGGTTTGATCGCTAAGGTTAATCTCAACTCAGCCTGGTCTACTACTGACACGGCAGCTGTAAAAACCTTTCAGAAGGCCCAGAAAACCCCTCAAACGGGTATCGTGGACAAACCTACTTACACAGCTTTAATGAAGGAATTACCTTGATCCGCTTTCCTATCTCTAACCCAAAATCAGTCACCCTGGCAGCCACTACAGGTATGTCAGCTTGGGCTGCAGCTGGCTTCACTACAGATCCTCACCACCTAGCTTTAGTAGCTGTCTCAGCTCTCGGTGGAATGGCTGTACCACACAATCCTTCTACTCAACCTAACGTTATGCCTGACTCTCATATCGTCACACCGTATGCGAACAATATGGAGCAAAAATGATCGACGATTTTGAGGAAAAGTTTAGCAATTTAGTTTAGGGCGTGTCGCAAGTCTCAAGATTAAGTTTATGGTTAAACTGCGCGTTATGGACTTAGAGACAGCATTCACAAAATATCAACCAAAAAGTAAAAAGTGTCCTGTAGATTTATTATTAGAATCTCTCGACGAAAAAAACCGTAAAGTCTTAAAAAACGCTATTGACGGCACACTGCCTATTTACCTTATAGCTAAAACCGTTCGATCTGAGGGTCTCAAGCTCTCGGAAGGTTCTATTGTTTCCCACAGAAAAGGCGAGTGTAAGTGCGCGACAAAATAGATGAAATCCTAGAGGAGAGGCTTGAACAGTATGGAGACGCTCACACAGAGTTCACCACAATCGGAAGAATCTGGGGAGCGCTCCTCAAGATCGAGGACATTCCAGCATACGAGGTCGCACTCCTTATGGACGCTCTCAAAACAGTCCGACTCTTTCACAATCCAGCACACGAAGATAGTTACAACGATAAGTTCGGCTACCTACGCCATTACAAAGAAATCGTGAATAATGTCTTTAGAGGATAAGTTCAACGCTCTCCCTGAGGGGATCGAGTCAGAGGACGTAGCTGAGCTCCGTAGAGCTCTTATGCGTGTCCAAAAACAGCTGCTTCAAGCTAAACAGCGCACAGATGAGCTTGTAGAGGTAACACACCAGGCAGCTCACGACGCAACTTTAGCTATGGGGCCAATTACTCCAGTAAAAGCTCCTGATCTAGCTAAGCATAAGAAAAAGCCTGAGGTAGCTTTGTGGCACCTCACGGACTGGCAAGGCGCAAAGAAAACTCCTAGCTATAACTCTCAAGTTATGGTTCAACGAGTAATGAACTTTGCTGAAAAAGCTGTCAGGATCTCAGACATTATGCGAGCTGATCACCCAGTCAATGACTGCGTAATTATGTTTGGTGGAGATATGGTTGAAGGTCTCTTTAACTTTCCAAGCCAGGCATTTGAGATCGACGCGACTTTGTTTGAGCAATATGTCAATGTCTCAAAGCTTCTCGTAGACGTGGTTCGATATGCGCTTGCTAATTATCAAAAAGTTACCGTTGTCCCTGAATGGGGTAATCACGGTCGAATTGGATCTAAGCGCGATAACGTACCTCGGTCAGACAACTTTGACCGTATGTGTTATGAGCTAGCTCGCCAGCTTCTCAAAGATGAAAAGCGTTTAACCTGGCAAGAATGTCCAGATGATATTCAGCGCGTAGAGATCGGAAACTACAAAGCTCTACTTATTCACGGTGACGAAGTAGGACGAAATGGCTTTGCTTCTCCTGCAGCTATTGTTCAACACGCTAACCGTTGGAAATCTGGAGCTTATGATCCTAGTTTTGCCTGGCGCGATCTTTATATTGGTCACTATCACACCCACGCAGAATGGCCTATGGCAAATGGGCTAGGATCTGTCTACCAAACTGGATCAACCGAAAGTGAGAATCGGTATGCAGGCGTAATGCTTGCAGCCAGCGCTACTCCGTCTCAGCGTCTGCACTTTGTTGATCCAGTTAAAGGTAGAGTCACAGCTGCATACAAGGTTTGGCTGGACTAATGAATGAGGACGGCTTGTACAGCTTTTTGTACAACTGGTACAAAGATCTCATAAGACCCGAGGATCAATATTCAGTCTGGGATTGCTATTCAGAATCCAGGAATATCTATATGGAGCTTAAATGTCGTCGGACTCACTACGACAGGCTATTGATCGAAAAGTCTAAATACGACCGTCTAAACAAAGCTGCAGAAGCTCGAGGAATGTTGCCTGTTTATATCTGCTCAACACCTCACGGTATCTGGGGCTTTAGCTTGCCTAAACACGAGATCACTTGGGAAGATCGAGAAATGCCAGCTACAACAGACTTTGATAACCAGCGGACCATTACAAAAACAGTGGGTTACCTGGATACAGCTTTAGGCTTTCAATTCGCCTAATCGTCTAGGTCGTCGTCACCATAATCGGTGGTGTGAAGGCTCATAACAGTAATATCAATACCGTTAGCTTTAGCTGTAGCTACACCCTCCTTAAACAAAGTCAAAGAGCGAGCGCATAAATCGTCAAGACCGTCTGGATATGTCAGTTCAGTCTGAACGCTCACAGAGAGTCCACCACACATAATTTCTACAGATGAATAAGCCATAGCCATATCTTCTCACTCCTTACAGGATCGACACACCCGACACGATTATTGCCAGGGTGTAATTTATGGGATAGCCTACTCCCGACCGAGCTCAAAAGAGCTCCTATTGAAAGAAGGCAAGAAATGGCTGATTACAAAGGGCCAAAAGATTACATAGACGTAGCTGCGCGTATTGCAGAGTTCAGAGACAAATATCCGACAGGCTCACTTCAACAGGTTAAATATGAGTTTGTCCAGGTAGCAGGCAAAGACTGGATCGTTTTTACAGCTGCTGCTTTCCGTACACCTGAGGATTTACGTCCAGGGATCGGTACAGCCTGGGAGCCAATTCCAGGACCTACTCCATACACACGTGACTCAGAAGTCCAGAATGCTGAAACCTCAGCCTGGGGTCGAGCTATCGTGGCAGTCCTAGCAGCTGACACAAAAAAGTCACCTATTGCCTCAGCTGAGGAAGTTCGCAACCGTGAGGTGAAGAGTCCAGACTCTAAGCCTTTACCTATCGTTGCTAAGTCTTTACCTAAGCAGCGCGTATTTACAGAAGCTGAAATGGCTTATGCAAAAACAGTCCTAGCTGAAATCTCAGCTACCGAGGACCGTCAAAAGCTACGCGAGCTTTGGATCCGTGAAAAAGAGCTACACGAATGCAAGGTGGCAGGTACAACCATTCTCGACGCGATCAACGCACGTAGCGCAAGGTTGCCTGAGGATAAGCCAAAGGAGGCTGCAAAATGAGTGATAAGCAAAAGAAGTTTGAGCCCTCAATGGGCTGGCTTGTAGCTATCAATTATCAGCAAGTAGCTGTGGACCGTGTAGCTAAAGAGCTCAAGATCAGCTTAGTAGAGCTGGGGCAAGCTCTTGAGCGCTCAGGTTATCTTTTGGAACCAGATCCTTTTGGCTATAGCTCCGATACCTGGAAAGTTCTAGAAATAGAAAATCGTAAGCTCCAGGCGGTTAAGGATCCAGAATGAGCGAAATCGTCACACCAGCTCAAGTCGAGCGACGGTTACGCAAGCTCAGTGACGAATTAGATGAAGCTCACCAGGAGCTTATTCAAGCTGAGAATAATTACGCTATGTCTACAGCTGCGTATGAAATCGCAATAGCTAAAACTCGAATCGAGCTAGCTTCTAAATCAGCTCCTAGCGGTAAAAACTACACCGTTCAAGAGCGTGAAGATATGGCTCTGGTTGATAACCAGCTGTTACATATCAAAATGAGAGAAGCAGACGCAATCGTCCGAGCAGCTCGAGCTAACACGGTAAGAGTCAAAACTCAGATCGACTTAGCTCGCTCCCTGGGTACTTCTGTCAGATCGGGGTTTGACCTATGAGGTTTAAGCGCGTCCGTCGCAAAATGGAGAAAAAGCTACGCAAGTTTGTATGCGATAAATGTTTAGAGCGCTGGGAAGTATCAAAGAAAGCTAAACACGAGCCTTGCTTTGATTTTCTTGTAGCGATAGACATAGTAAGGAAAACAAAATGATAAAAATACGCATTCGTAATCCGTTCTATGTCACGCACGTAAAAAAACCTACGGTGACGGTTCGCTGTTCACACTGTAGTCACTTTATTACCCTGGCTTACAAAGAGCTCAGGACAATCAACTATTGCTGGGACTGCAGATGAATCCAATAGCTATGCACGATCAAGCTCTGGCATATATCCAGGGCGACGCTTTACGCACAATGCTCATAGAAGGCTTAAGCTTTGATGTTTTAGCTAAAGAGTTTGAGTTCTA